TCTTCTGCTTCTACTGGAGTTTCGTCAACAACTACTTTAGGAGTACCTTCCTTAGGGAAGTACGACTCCTTGATGGTGGTAAGTTTCTTGGAAAAATCTTCTTCCGTAGTGAAATCTACACCTTCAGCAAGTGATGCCAGTTTGTCTTTCTGAGTGTCTACTAGATCCTCGGAAATTTGCTTCACGATGATCTGTTTGGCAGATTCATTTAGACGATTTTGAAGTTCAATATTAGCCTTAACCTGTTCGTTGAGGCGTTCTTCCATCTTACAAAGATCTTCAGTCATACCTTCGACGACATCAATTTTTTCGTCGGGGATGTTAATGTAGTGCTCTTCAAAGAGACTCTTCAGACCAGTAATAAAGTCTTCGGTAATCTCATTTTTGATACCACGGTCAACAGCAACTTGATTTTCCTCAAGCCACTTGGTGACAGCGTAGTTAATTGTGCCATTAACTTCTTCAGCAAGTTCTGTCTTGATAGACGCTACTTGCTCAGAAATTTGAGCGGCATACTGCTCTTCAAGTTTTGCCCACTCTTCAGTGAGTTTCGACTTGACAGCAGCTTCAAAGATTGTTTTTGCTTTTTCAGCAAACTCTTCTGATAGTTCGGTTCCCTCGGTGAGAGCAGCGATATCGCTAGATACATCGAGATCTTCAAACTGGGGTTTGATAGGATACGTTACGTTACCACCCATCTTAGTACCATAGGCAATTTCTGCTCCGAATGATGGGGCAGTGCCGTTAGGTAGGTCCGTATTAGAACCACCACGATTAGGTTCGCCAGAAATACCACCCGAAATAGGAGCAGCAGCCTTAGCGCCAGGGTTCTCATCACCGTCCTCATCATGTTCGTGAGGGGTGGTGGTTACACTGTTAACTTCTTGAGGTGCTTTTTGTCCGATAGCAACTCCAGGTTGAATTGGAGCAGCATGACCCGTAGCACTTTCGCCAGCACCTGCTTTAGAATTAACAGCAGTGTTTGACTGGCCTGAGGCAGCAGCATCGCCAGGTAGAACAGCAGCGGTTACCGTTGGCATTGGATCTCCAGCCTCGGAAAGTACAGCGGCGTGCTCACTGGCAAACTCCTCAAACTTTTCGTTAAGCATATCTGACATTTGAGTTTTCCTCGTAAGTATCTAAATGATTATTCTAAGATTATTTATGAATTCAAAGATTTGAAAGGAATTGGTTAAATGCGGAAAGCATTTTTTCTTCAAGATCTACCTTAGAAGAGTTTTCAATTTCTTTTTTCATCTCTTGGATTTGTCTTTCACGGAGTAGTCCGCCTTCCCAAACCCATTCTTTACCTTCCATAATTCCGTTGACGAAAGCGTCAGGGGCGGAAGGATCTGCTACGATATCAGCAGCAGTGGCGAGCATAAAGTCATCACTAACATACTTCACGCCATTTTCTTCTTTAAGAGTACCCATGCCTCTAGAAGAAACACCAAGTTTTACACCTTCACCGAGGAGATTCTTGGCAATAGATCCCATTGGAGTATCAAGAATTCTTGCTTTACCAATGAAATTGGTTCCCTCTGCTTTTAGTGATGTGATCTTGTGTGACACTCGATCAAGATTTACAGTGGGACCGTCAGGGTGACCTAGTTCTCCTAGGGCCCTACCCGCTCTAACGTACTCTTCTGAATACCTTTCAACTTCTTTCTGAAGGACACCGAATGGATAAATTCTTCCGTTGCGGTTTTTAATTTCTCCTTGGAGAAACACTCCCTCAATGTAAAGGGTTTTCTTGCCATCTTTTTCCTCAGTAAGGATCTGGATGTCTTCGATGCTTTCAGTAATTAGTTTCATTGTTCTTCTTGAGTATCGCCTGTTGGTTCATCAAAGAACGTATTAGCTACGGTCTTCTTATACGTATCAATCGATTGAGATGCTTTAGCGTACAGAATGTCATCGATTTTATCGAGGGCATCTGCTCTTTTCTTGTCAGCAATTAAGTCAACAATATTAAGCACTTCAGAATCAAGGGGTTGATCAGACATAACATAAGTACGGGTTATAATTTATTTATCAGTTTTTTTTATTTGCTGCTGGAGAAGGTTTAGGCAGAGCTTTCATTTTTTCAATCTCTCTAGCGTTGGCATCGTCTGCTGCCTGTGCTTCCAGTTCTGGAGAGAAGGCATCATTTTGACGATCCATCATGTCGAAAGTATTAACATCAGCAGGATTCATAGCAAGACCAGAATCAATATCTGATGTAATTTGCTTATCCATTTCCTTGATATCTTTATCAGATTGTTGGAGAACATGACGGCGAACATAATCTACAGAGAAATACTTTCCTAGGAATGGATCCATCTGAGCGACAAGGTTCATACGCTGAAGCATCATCTCCTGCTCCTTCAATTCATTGAAGTGATTGTCAAACAAGAAGTCATATTGAATATGCTCTTCCATGTCATCCCAATCTTCAGGAGCGATAACTCCCTTCAGGATTAATTGAGTCTTGAGAATATCACTGAAAAGTTCACTGAATCTCTTACGAAGACGACCAATGAACTTCGTAAACTTAAGTTCGTCACGTAGAACTTCGGTAGTCTTACCAAGATTAAATCCTTTGTTGTCATCAGTGAGACGAGAAGGGGGAAGATTGAGGGAGTTGTATAATTTCTTTTTGAAATACTCAACGTCCTTAAGTTCACCCAAGTTCTGACCACCAGGTAGAGTTGTGATTTCTGTACCTCTACCACCTTCACGACGTGGCAACCAGAAATCCTCAAGCATACTCATATGCTTTTTGTCGTCACGGATCTCGCCAGTGCTAGCATCATATACAAGCTTGTTACGATAACGTGCCATGACATCACGTAGGTACTGTTCCGCTTTTACTTTAGGAAGATTACCTACATCAATGTAGAAAATTCTACGTTCAGGTGCTCTCGATAGTCTGTAGATAACAAGAGAGTCTTCAATCATACGAAGTTGATTGAGAGATTTGATTGCTTTATGTAAAAAACTTAGAGGAGTTTTTCTATTCAGATCGGTAAGACCTGAATTACACATAGCAATAGAATCTGCTGATATCTTAATTCCGTTTGAAGAAGCGAAATCGTAGGTGGCATTTATAGTTGTGGCGTTAGCATAACCTTTTGGGTTGTAAATGTAATAATCAATAAAGTCTCCCCAATCGTACTCTAGAGCAGTACCTTTTGCTCCTTCAGATGTAGATTCTGGACTCTTAATTTTTTGCCTAACTTTACGAAGTTTTAGAGGATCAATATAGCGAAGTTCTAGGATACCACGCTTGGGTTTGTCCAAGTCGATAACCTTATGGTAATATGTACGACCATCGATGTACCAAGTCCTGATGATTTGGTGAGCACGTTTGTCGAAATTTAAAAGTTTTTTGACGTGGTTAAATTCGTCTCTAATTTTTTTCTTTACTCCAGCTCCCACATCGAGATTAGATAACTCAATTTCTACAGGAGAATCGTGGGCATCACTGACTACAAATTCATTTACAATTTCATCTACAGCAGAGTCACACTCAGGATGGAGTGACATATCTCTGTAACGTTTGATTAGTTCGTATTCACTACGTCCTTGTGATCCGTCAACATCCACATATGTGCCAAAATGACCCCCAGCAGCAACTGCCACGGAGTCATTTTGATTTGGCGGGATAGGAGATTGACCCCTATCCTCACCACCTTTATTAATAATAAAACCAAACAGTTGACTCATTTCAATAGATCTATGTTCCTATAGATCTATTTATTAGATCAAAGTTCGACGACTTTTTCAGTTCCAAATCTACCTGAAGAACCAGCTTCTAGATTACTCTTTGTAGGAGCAGAAACGGTCCAGTAAGAATACTGGAATTCAACTGAGAACTCTTCGATCTGATCATTGCTATCATAAGCAAGATCAATTTGGGAGACGTTAGTTGGGAAAGCATGTCTTAGAACATATTCTCTAAGAACTTGTCCGCCTTCAGCACCATGCTTCTCAAGTTGCTTGACACCAACAGTTGCCATGTAACCATCAGTTTCCTTGGTAGGAATGAAGTTAGGTGAGTAGTTGCCTTCATGAGTATTCATGGATTCCAACCACGCTTCAAAGTAAGCGCGGATCTTCATGTCTTTATCATTGAAGAATGTAGCAGTCCAGGTATCGAAGGTACGGTCACCAGCGATTTTAACAGTTCTACCACGGAAAGGAACTTCGATTACTCCTAGATTAGAAGCAGGTAGAGCAGCGGACTTACAAAGTACATTGATCAAATCTTTTTCTGTAGCATCAGCAGGGACTCCTGTAGTGAGTCCCCCATTAGGCCATTGAATGTCAATGGAGAACATATTGGGCTTGACGCCTTGCCCAATATTGGTGATGAAATTGTTAATACGTGTTGCCATTGTTTTTTTCCTTTAATTTGTGTGTGAAGTGAATAAATTAATTATCAACCACCGATAACTTCACTGAAGGAAACACCAGACTTGGTTGCCGTTAGAGTAACGGTAACATAGTTGATAGAACGGGTTGGTTTGATATAAATTTCAGCAACAAACTCGTTACGATCTACTACCGATGAGGTGTTATTCGTATCATCACAAACTACGAGGAAGTCGGTAACTCCTCTTCTTGCCTGAATTTCCGCCATGAATGAATTCAAAGCAGAGGCAAATCCAACTCTAGTTGTAGCATCATTTTGCTCAAAGAGAACTCCTTTAGCAAGACCTTCTGCTCTTTTCTGTACAGCAAGGAACAAACGGCGAACGTTAATTCTGTCGAAAGCTGAAGGTGAAGCAAGAGCAGTCTTGTCACCAAATAGTATAGTTCCAGTACCAGGAAGAGAAACAATAGGATTGACTCTTGATTGATACAGTTCGTCTCTATCAGACTGAGTTGGGTTAAATGCCATCTTAACAGCATTTCTTAGACCACCACGATTGGTGCCAGCAGGTGAGAACCAATCTTCTAGATTAGCAGAAGTGGAAACACAGAGACCAGCAACGTCGCCGTTACAAGGAATCCAACGATACAGATCGTTGAAGCGGTCATACATGTACTTGTAACCACTATCAAATACAGCGTAGGAAGTAGATGCTAGCGCGTTGAAGAAATTGATAGTGTTAGTCTTCTGAAGGGATCTCGTTAGAGCACCACCAGAGGAAGCAATTTGATTGCCTTTATGAGCAGATAGGAAAGCGATACAGTCTTTTCTGTTTTGAGCGACTGCCATTACAGTAGCTGCTTTCAACTTAGTATCGGTTTCAGTTGCCATCGAACCACCCATGAGAACGAAGTCTACGTTCGCTTCTTCAGTCTCACTGAATACTTCGTAAGCCTCATCAATTTCGCCAGAGGTGTAAGCGTAGTCGTCAACACCGTTAGCAAGATCTGTTGAGGTAGCACCAGCGAGGGTGAACATACTTACACCAGCATCGCCAGAAGCTTGAGACCAGACATCACCACTATCAGTAGATGAAGGAGCAATAGCACCAACAAGTGTAGAACCAGTGTAGATGTATTGAGATCCAGCGTTGATAGCAGACTTGTAGAAGGTTGCCTGATTCTCAGAACCTCTACCATCAGTTAGTTTGGAAAGATATGTTAGACGCTCGATAACAGTACCAGCAGTACCAGAGATTCCACCAGTGCTGTCTACGATAGCAACGTGTAGTTCGTCATACTTGATGCTACGATCAGAAGCGTAAGCAGAAGTACCAGGACGAGGACCGATTGCCGAAAGAGCAACACCGCCAACTGAAGTGTTTGACCACCAATCAGCAACAGAAGAAATTACTACATCAGTGCCACCATCTTCTAGTTCATCAGCAGTTGAAATTAGAACAGATGGATCGTCCAAGACAATCGTCAGAACCTGAGCAGCATACGATACAACCTCAGCAGTAACGGAGGTTCCGCCACTTAGATTGAAAGTTACAGCGCCACCAGCAACGGGTACGCTAGCAGGTACTGTAGCAAGGGTAATAATTTGGTCAGGACCACGGTCAGCAATGATAACTCTTAAAGCATTGCCCCAAGTTCCTGGGTTTTTAGCAACAAAAGTTTCGCCGCTTCCTAGACCACCCTGCCAATCAGCAGAGTTCCTGACGTTTAGTGCAGCATTGCTACCAGTGTTAGCTGAATTTGTGCCCGTCTCGGCACGTACAACAGCGAGTCTACCGCCGTAATTTAGGAATTCTGAAGCTACAAACCAATCTTCAGCATTAGCCGTTGAAGGCTTACCAAAAACGTTTAGTAGATCAGACTGACTGCCGATAGTTGTAATTTCTCCAACGGGTCCTCTAGCAAAAGTTGTAGCAAAAGCGCCAGTAATAGACTGGGCGTTTGTCACAACAGCAGTAGTGAGGTCGCGTTCCTTAATTACAATACCAGGCGAGATGAGACTTGCCATGTGTTTTTCTCCTTAGGTATCCAGAGTTTAATCTATTATTATTTAGATTTTTAGACTCTTTGAGTGGGGAAACTCGACGTGAACATTACCAATCTGGATAGTCCCATACCGAAGATATATCTGCTTTTTTTCTACTTTCAAGAACTCTTTTCACAGTACACACCTTACATTCGTATGAATATGCTGACGCTACAGTTGCTCTATTTTTTCGTGTCAGGTAAAAATCATCCATCAAACTTTTAGTTTTTCCACAGGTACGGCAAGTCCTCTCTTTAAAAATTAAATGGTCTAGAGAAAATTGATCGTCTAAATCCATTATCTATAGTCCCACATATATCCCACTTCTTCTTGAGTATCTCCGTACCACACAGCTCCATCGGTAACAAATCCTTCGTCACCTTCTAGACCACTAGTAATAAAACCAAATGGTGCCATGTCTTGTTCAATTTGATTTTTTTGTTCATCATAGATACGTTGACGAATATCATTATCAGTCATCTCTTTGAAGTAATCTTGCTGTACCAACCAGGCAAAGATAACCATACACATTACGAGGTCATCGTGAAATCCATCGTCTGCTTCAAAAGATTGTTTCTTCTGAATAAATGTAGTTAACTCATTGATAATGTCATAGTCATTAAAGATAAGTTTGTCATCCTCAATGATCTGTTTGAGGTTGGCACAACCAACCTTCTTAACAGTAACACTCATCTTAACGCCAAGTTGTGTTTTGTTGCCAGAAAATCCTTGTCCAACAATTTGACCAGCACGTCCTCTCATGGCACACATAAGAACGTTGGGATATTCTAGATCAAAGTTTAAAATAGATGCTACTTGATCTCCGATGTCATTAACTTCGATCATTGCCCAAGCATTGTTATATCCCCTAGCAACATCATTAATGACACTAGGAAATAGCATCGGTTTAATTTCGTTGTTTCTGTACTTGGCTACAATACGATATGGAACAGTAGTAATATCATA